GCGCAGAGCCGCAGCTTCTGGGTAGTTAGTCGCAGCCGGAGTTACTGAACGTGGCTGCCAACCACGACGACGTCCTTCTCCAGCTGCAGGAGTTCGGCCTGGAGGTGGATCACCTCAAGATAGGCCGGATGGTCCGGTGCTCGGTCAAGGATGACAGGGAGAAGCGCGGCTGGTATGTGCTGCATGAACTGGTCGGCATCGGCGGCGACACGCTGGTGGTGGGCAGCTACGGCAGCTGGTCCGGGACGAACAACAACGCGCAGAAGGTCAGCATCCGGAAGTCCGAGTTCAGCCGCGAGCAGCTGGCCAGCATGCAGCGCCGGATGGCCGAGGACCGCAAGCGCGCCGAGCAGGCCCGGGCACATGAGGCGGCCAGGGCCGCGGCTACCGCCGCAAAGGTCTGGGCGAAGTGCTCGCCGACGGGTGATGCCGAGTACCTGCGGCGCAAGGGTGTTGGCGCGCATGGCATCCGCTTCTCGCCGTCCGGCGCCGTGGTGCTGCCGCTGCTCGACACTGCCGGCCAGATCCACGGGCTGCAGGTAATCCGCACCGCCGCGGAAGCACGAAAAAACGGGCGGCCGGCCAAGGAGTTCTGGCCGCCCGGCGTGGCGAAGAAGGGCCACTTCCACCTGATCGGGATTCCGATCCACATCGTCCTGGTGGCCGAGGGATACGCCACGGCCGCCAGCCTGCACGAAGCGACTGGCCTGCCGATTGCGGTGGCCTACGATGCCGGCAACCTGTTGCCGGTGTGTGCCGAGCTGCACAAGCGATACAAGACGGCGAAGATCCTGATCTGCGCCGACGACGACACCGGGCAGAAGTGCAACGTGTGTGGCCACCGCGTCTGGCTGGCCACTGACCCGGTGAACTGCCCTGCCTGCGGCAAGCCCCACGGCGCGCAGAACGCCGGCGTGAGCACCGCCAGCTCGGCCGCGGTCGAGGTCGGCGGCGCCTGGATGCAGCCAAGGTTCCTCGACGAAGCCGGCCGCCGCGCCACCTTCGAAGCCAAGGGCGACAAGCTCACCGACTTCAACGACCTGCATGCCCTGGAAGGCCTGCATGTGGTGCGCCACCAGATCGAGGCCCGCATCTCGGAACTGGGCTGGCGGGTGGGAAATGCGGCGGCGCGGCACAACTCAAGTGGGGGCGGGAGCGCTGGCGCGCTGCGCCCCATTGAGAGCGTAGACGAGCTGCTTGAGCGCTACGCACTCGTGTACGGCAACGGCGGCATGTTGTTCGACCGTCAGGAGCACACCCTGGTGTCATTGTCCGACATGCGAGACGTGTGCTCCAAGCGCGAGATTCATCGCGCATGGTCCGAGCACCCAGACCGCGCGATCGTCCGGGTTCGAGAGGTTGGCTTCGATCCAGGCGGCGAAGACCCAAATATCACATGCAATCTCTGGGCGGGGTGGCCAACGCAGCCCGTTGCCGGAAAGTGCCAACAGTTGCTGGACCTACTCAGGCACATGTGTGCCGAGGATCGGAACCAAGAACAGCTGTACCAATGGGTTCTGCGCTGGCTGGCGTACCCGATCCAGCATCCGGGCGCGAAGATGAAGACCACGCTGGTGATCCACGGCCCGCAGGGCACCGGCAAGAATATGTTCTTCGAAGCGATCATGGACATCTACGGGCCGTACGGGCGCGTGATCGACCAAGCCGCGATCGAGGACAAATTTAACGACTGGGCAAGCAGGAAGTTGTTTCTGATCGCCGATGAGGTGCTGGCTCGGTCCGATGTGTTCCACGTCAAGAACCGGCTGAAATCGTTCATCACCGGAGACTGGCTGAGGATCAACCCCAAGAACATGGCGGCGTATGACGAGAGGAACCATGTGAACATGGTCTTCCTGTCGAACGAATCGATGCCGGTCGTGATCGAGGAAGACGACCGCCGGCATACGGTTATCTGGACACCGAAGCAACTGGACGCCGCATTTTACGATGGCGTCAAAGCCGAGCTGGCAAACGGCGGTGTCAGCGCTCTCCACGACTACCTGCTGAATGTCGACCTCGGCGACTTCGGGCCGGCCACCAAACCCCCCGTAACAGACGCGAAGGACGAGCTGATCTCGCTCAGCCTGGACTCGACCAGTGCCTTCTACTACGACCTGGTCAACGAAGACATTCCGGGGGTGGCGCCAGCGCCGGCTCTGAGCCAGGACCTCTACGACCTGTACAAGTCATGGTGCCATCGCACCGGCGCCCGTATGGCGCCGATGAAGAAGCTTCTGAACGCATGGCAGCGCAAGCATCGGGTGGCCACGTCCAGGAAGCGATACCTGGCAGACGGGACCATCAAGGGGCCGCATACGGTCGTGATGCTGTACAGCCACAAGCGACCCGACGAGCAAGCTGAAACCACGTGGCTTGGCGATCGCATCGCAGCGTTCAAGGCCGCGCTGGCGGACTACAAGGGGTCAGACAAGTGACCGTCAGTGCATCTTGTGCAGCTTGTGCAGCTTTCTGTGCAGCCTTCAAAACAGCGTGTTTTCCGCGTACCTACGCGATTTGTGCAGCTTGTGCGCGAAGCCACCTACGTGCGGACGCGCGTGAAGTGCTGCGAGCATCAACCACCGCAGCCAAATTCCGAAACACCGCATCAATATTGGGTGCACACGCTGCACACGCTGCACTTTCCGCGCCACTGCAACCTATCCGCGATTCCGCAACGTGCACCGCTCGCTGCACAGCGTGCACGGCTTCCGTGTCGCGCGCGCGGTCTTCTACTTACGCCTTCGCTCAAGGAGAAGGATGTGGTTGAGCAGTCTGAGGTCGAATCCCTGGCGGCCTTTGCCGTTCGCGCGGGCTACAAGCTGAAGTACGTCAGGCTTCTGCGCGACCAGGGCCGCCTGGTCATGGCCGACGACGGCAAGAGCGTTCTGGTCGCGGAATCGCTTGCTCGGATCGCTGAAACGAGAGATCCCAGCAATCGGCCCAAACCGGACGAGACCACCGAGGAGACTTTCGCGGCCTTCGCTGCGCGGCTGAACTACAAGCCGCCGTACATCTACCAACTGCGCGATCAGGGCCGCCTGGTCATGTCAGACGACGGGAAGCGGGTCCGGGTTTTGGCGTCGATGGAACGGATACGGGCCACGGAATCGATGACTCACCAAGGCGTTGCCGATCGCCACGCCGCCACTCGGCAGCCCGCCGATGGCGACGACGAGGAAGAGGCGGCCCCATCCGCTCCAAGCCCGGAGCAAAGGAAGTACCAGACCAGCCGCGCTGAGCGCGAGCACTGGGCGGCGCAGGCGGCCAGGCGGGACTACGAGCTGTCCATGCGCCAGCTGCTGCCGGCGGCGGATGTCGAGTCCGCTATCGCGGACGGCGTCACCCAGATCCGTGCGCGGCTGGAAGCGCTGCCGGACATCCTCGCCCCGCAACTCGCCGCAGAACCGGACGAAGCCAAGTGCCGCGCCCTGCTGGCGGACGAAATCGAACACGCGCTGACTGAGCTGGCGCGGGCGTTTGGCAACGTCGCCCGGACGGAGCTGAACTGAGGTGTCGCTCACCGCCCGCCAGCGCATCGCCAAGGTCATCGGCCGCTCGATTGCTCCGCGCAAGCGCATCTCCGTCAGCGAGTGGGCAGACGAGCACCGCATCCTGAGCGGCAAGGGCAGCGCGGAGCCGGGCCGCTGGCGTACCAGCCGGAACCCGCCGCTGCAGGAGCCGATGGACGCCATGAGCGCCCGCAGCGGCGTGCACGAGGTGGTGCTGCGCTGGCCGGTCCAGTTCGGCAAGACCGAGATCGCGCTGAACGTGGTCGGCTACTACATGGACCACGCGCCCTCGCCGATCATGGTGGCACTGCCGGGTGACGCCTCGCGCGAGAAGTGGGTCAGCCAGAAGTTCCTGCCGATGCTGGAGACCTGCGATGTCCTGCAGCGTGCGCTCCGCAGTACTGCCAGCAGGGACAGCGCAAACCAGCGCTACTTCAAGGATTTTTCCGGCGGCCTGATCTACATCGAGCACGCCGGCAGCCCGCAGCGCCTGAAGTCCAACAGCGTGCGACTGCTCATCGTCGACGAGCTGGACGAGTTCGCCGCCAACACGTCCGCCGGCGACGATCCGGTGCAGATGCTGGACGAGCGCACCAGCGCCTTCCCGGCCACCTACAAGCGCCTCCACATCAGCAGCCCTTCGACCAAGGGTGTCAGCCGCATCGACAAGAAGTGGGAGGAGTCGGATCAGCGGCGCTTCCACGTGCCGTGCCCGCACTGCGGCGAGATGCAGGCGCTGGAGTGGTCTGGCCTGCAATGGACGCCGGACGGCAAGCAGTGCTGGTACGCCTGCAGCGCCAACGGCTGCATGATCGAAGAGCACCACAAGAC